CTAATAAATATGCTTCACAGATTTCTTTATTTCCTGGACCTGTGGGCAACATCTTGGTTTTGGATGAAGTGGACACGAATTTTCCTGTTGATGAAATTTGATCATATGGTAAGTTAATAGAGTCATCAAAAACAGGTGGCATCCAACTATTCTTTTTATGTGTTTCCTTAATCAGCTCCATTGAAGCGGAGGTTCTCATAAATGTTGGCATTCCTTCATCATTTGTAGGCATTGGTATGCTATTAAACGGCGGTCCATCCGTCTTAACTGGAAAACTACTGGTAAAAAGTGGTGATCCGGTTAATGAAATAGCTTGAGTATTGGTACTCACACCTGGCGAAACATTAGGATTAACAGTAATTGGCTTATCGCTACTAGACAAATTACTGACCACATTAGGTGGATTTGACGATGTTTTGAGCTGATCGTCTACAGCTGTCAACTGTGTAATCTTTGGTAAATAATTATCCGGAACATCTATAGCTGGCATGGTCAAAAGCCCGGCTACATCAGTAACTTCACTTAAATATTTAAACAAAGCAGTTGGATCAGATTTGCTAAGATATTGATCCATTAAATCACCATCATCAAAAGCATCCAATTTGTTTGGCCAATTGTTGGTTGGGAAATTAGCCCACCAAGAAACAATTCGTTCATCTACTGGTTTAGAAAAGTCCATGCCTATCCTTTCAGCACATCCAACAATTTGTTTTATTATTGGTGTATTGGAGTCAGTTAATTTGAGTCCTATCAATTTCTGTTGTAGTTTCGTAATAGCATCTACACCAGATAAATTGACTGTTAAATGTAGTTTAGATAAAGTTCTTGGTAAATCACATAAGCTGTTTACATCACCACCCCATACATTAACTGTATAGTATCTGGCGAGGTAATTAACACCTATGGATCCTACTTTAAATTCCACATTCTCAATAACTTGTCCCACATACGAACCTGCTTTAACCAGCATTTCGCCGCCTATTGAATCAGCCCTAATAGCAGTACTGATTGTGTCATCACCTCCAAATTGACCAGGAGCATCATATGCTTCCTGGGGTTCAACACCAGCCAAACGTCTCCCGAGATAATCAATAAACTTTGATCTTATAGAGTTCAAGATAGCGGTATCTAATGAACCACTACCTTGTTGATCTTCAATATCATAAGAAGTATCAAATTTCCCGTAAGCTTTAATATTATATTGTTTCTTATACAGTTTCAATGCTTCATCCACATCTTTATTCTGAAAGCAATAACCTATAACTAACATATCTAATTCCCTGATAACATGTGAAACATGTCCATCCATACGATGGGCATCTGCACAATTAATACCTATTGGTGATTTGACACATATAGCGGCCACTGCTTCAGCTATCTCAGTGGGTGTTTTACCAAAACTATACCATGAGCAATTGGATATGACCCAATCACTGACAGCGTATATATAACAAGCATAATCACGTTTGACCACACCATTAAACGTAGTAATTAATCTAGGATCTTTTACATCCTGATAAGGTTCCGCTTTCATAAAGACATCAGCTACATCCTTAGAGATCCCCATCTTACCATCAGCTCTATCTAAAATAGATTTCTGACTGGGTCTCTTTTGACGCTTATAAACTTCTTCAACTTCCACAGGATACAACTTATCATTCATAGTAGCAAACATAAGAACAACAAATTCACGCATCTCGGTTTGAAGAAATTTAGTCATGGCAGTTGTATTTTTCTCAGTCAAAGCTTTGGATTCTTTGAGTGGAATAACTATCCTACCGCTGATTGCTGCTAGTTCATTACTACGACAATTTGCAGGAACATAAGCAGCCGGAAACACTGGACTCATAAAAGGCATCATTAGTGGTTTAGCATCAGGGCTATAATCATCTTTCTTTGACAAAAGTTGATACACTCGCATACCCATTGAAGGTGGATACACAATACTTGGTTTAACAGGGGTTTTTGATCGACAAAAGTCAGTTAGAACAACTGCACTTTTCTTATCATCAACCCATGTTTGAACTGTTGCATTGCCAATTGGTATGCTTGCATTTTTAGCCACTGTGACCACAGATTCAACCGTAGTTATAGGGAGTGTTGAGACGTTGTACTCGCCTAATCTAGCTATACTTCTATTGATACCATCTTTAGTTTTCACGTCCAGTACGCAAAAATCTTTATCAACAATATCAAGATAAGATAATTTATCATTATTTAATAGTCTAGCTAGAAAAGCGTAACCCCAATGCCACTCAGCATAAGGGACAAACAATACCAATTCATGGTGTTCATTGGCTTGTCTGCGCTCTACAACGAATTGCTTAGTCGTAAGGAGGTTAGAAACACTAATAGTATCTTTACTGTAGTTCCAAACTCTATGCTTATAACTAGAACCACCTGATACTCTATAATCAACAACACTACCTTTCTCAAATTTGAAAGAGAATTCTCCATCAGACTGAGCAACGGCTTGTGGTTGAAAAGTATAAAGTAAAACAGGTTGTTTAGTTTTAAGTAGAATCCATGGGACATCAACATAATAATCAACATCAACTATCATAACGACGTGATGTTTATTAATCATGAGGGGCTTAGGTGCTACTAGGGTATCTTTACCCCAATAATAAGAACGAGAATAATCAATTTTAGCTCTGACATCACCGGTTGAACCTTGAAAACTGAACGGGAGTAAACCCACTCTTGCTCCAAAGCTACTGGTGAAAGTTAACGTCATTGATCTCCAAGCAGCACTCACTGGATGTGTGTGTCCTGGATTGACCAATGATAACTTAGGCAAAACCGTATCCCTAAAATTTGATCTTAATAATTCAGGATCAAATCTGATAGGTTGTTTACCATATTCAAGAACTCGTGAAAATAAATCACGTGCAAATTGTTTAATATCATCCCAATAATACCAAACGACTCCGACCAAAACTAGGATGGCGCCACTTCCTAACAGCAAGGCTGTTCGTCCACTAATAACCTTGGACGACCACATTCTGGATTTATCTCCCATTGTCTGTGGAGTTCCCTGATACGTTGTAAGTGTTCTCTTTGCCGCACGCCCTGCTCTAGATAGATTTTCTCTAATCTTAGACGTTTTGCGCGTGCTCGAAAACCACTTATCATCATTCTTGTGCCAATAGTGATTAGGATAATCACCAGTGGGATCAAAAATGGTATCCCCATATAACCAAGACCATATGCTACCGAAAGTGCTACCAAACGAAAC